TGATAGTGACTACCTCCTACTTGAGTGTCTAGTGATGAATTAGGTTCCATCTTCAAAATCCCCTCGCTCTATAGCAATCATTAATTTATCGTCAAACCTCTCTAACAACTCTTCAGCAGAAATACATAATATCTCAACTAACAGGTCTACATCGTAGTCTCTGGTTATGTCTTCGATTAGTTCCTCTACTGTCTTAGCCATTAGCTGTCTTACTCCACTTATTAAGGGCTTTCATATCATCTTGTGAGAACCATTTAATGTCGTGCTTATCACACCAGCCAGCGTTAGTTAGTTTAGATCCTTTCCGTAGTTTCTGATGAGGCTTAGACCAGACAAAGACAAGTATCTTATTCTCTTTTAGCATCTGGTCGTGGATAGCTTTATACTTCTGGGTGTCTCCAGACCTAAAGAATCCTTTGACTTCAATAAAGATATTACCCTTAATGAAGTCTGGATTATAGGTCTTATGGATTATGTACCCTATCTTTTCAGATTCGTACTCCCATTCAGATAAACCTAAAGCTACCCTAGCTTCTAGTTTACTTCGGTACTTTGGCAGTTGCTTTTTTGACATCTGGAATATCCTTTAATAACGCCTGTACCATTTGACCTGTACCATCAATAAAAGGACTGCCGTGTAGTGCCCATCCTAGATTCAATAGTATGTTGATCTGCTCTTCAAAACGCTCAGATCGGGGAGTCTGTACTACTTTAAATTTTACACTCATATTACTTAGTCTCGGTTATTTCAATTACTCTAGGTAAACTCCAAACTTCCGTTAGGAACTTAGGGCCTGTACTATACAAGAAAGTCCTTAATTCAGGGTAGCAAGTATGCTTATAAGGACAGTAAGAGCATTGTGTAGATAACTTCATATTCCCACTTTTACCATCTGGTACTGGGTAGCTACATGGCTCAGGCATTTCATCTTTAGATACAATATCTTTTAAGTGAGTGATCCTGTCCTCAATGCTTTCACCTTCAGTCAAGTCTATCATTGCTAAGGCTAAATGTCCATTGCCTTTGTCCATAGCAAGCCAACCACCTTCTTTAACTCCAAGCCCTGCACCATAGCCTTTTAACTGATCTACATAACCAAAGGGATCGTCAAACTCTACAGTGTTATCCTTGAACTTTTTAAAGGCGTAGCTGGAGGCTGATTTAACATCAATAAGTTTACCATCAATAGTACAGTCCATAGAGCCCTTGACTCCATTAACCTCTACCTTATCTTGTTCATTAGCTACAGTGTGACCACCTAGACGTACTAACAATAAGACTAACTCTTCTATTACATGACCGTACAGGAACTTAATCAACGTAGAGGGCTCTAATTCCTCTTTAGGGTAGTCTTTGGAGTTAAGCCATACCTGTCTATCAGGTTTGCCTACGGACGACATACGCAAGCGTGTGGAGTCTCCGCGCTCTTCAAACAATGACTTAAATACAGCCTCCTTTACGTTAGTCCCGAACAGATCAAATATCGCATCAACATCTACGTCTGGATCTGCTTTGCTATTCTTGACTACCGAATAAACATCTTCTATTAATGTGTCTAATGTTTTATTCATTATATTTATTACCTTTTGATAGATTATCTTTTGCTTTTAAAATTTGTAAGTTATTCTCTACATGGAACCCCGATACTTTCTTACCTTGTAAGGGTATAATATGGTCAACATGGTAGGAATTAGGGCCGTACTTACTAATTAATTTAGAACACTCTTCATATATCTTTCTGATCAAAAACAAATTTGCCCATTTAGGAGTTCTCTGTATTTTAGAGGCGGCTCGTTTTGAATTGATGTAGTTAACATACCCTTTGTTTTCTTTTTTCCATTTTATTTTTCTTAGTTGTTCTTTTTTTGTATTAACTCTGGGTTTTTTTCTGGAATCTCTTTCATATATTCTATTTTCTATTCTTTTACATTCAATACATCTATATTTATGATTCCTTACACAACTAGATAACCAGTTAGATCCTTCTTTTAATACATTTTTACATCCTATACATTCTCTATTAGTGGCACTCATACCAATTATTCCCTATCTTAGATTCTCCGTCCAATGGACAGTTCATGTTTAACTCTATACCAGCATTAACGATAGCTTCTACAGCCAATACACCAAAGCGTTCTGAGTGTGCCTCCAGCACTTGAGTCTGATACTCATCGTGGATGTTACCTACAAAAGTAAAGTCTAGCTTTTCTTCTCTAGCACTGTTGTATAATAACACAAGTGCCTTTTTCATAACAATCGCTCCTGCTGACTGTAAGAGAAAATTAGGGGCTGAGTGTTCAGACCTAACCCAGATTTTACGACCGTCCAAGCCCTTCAAATATCCCCTGTTAGAAGCTTTCTTAATCTTAGTAATTAAGTCAGCTAGTGAAGGAATGTTATTGAATAGAGTGGCCTTTAGCTGCTTACCTTCTGCGGCAGATCCATTGATTATAGTGCCCATCTTAACGTCACCAGCCCCATAGCAGAGAGCATAAATCATCGTTTTGGCCTGATCTCTAGAAGGTAGTCCAGCCATCTCCTGATTGTAGGAATGTATATCACCGTCTATAATCTGATTGATGTACTCTTCATCATTCATGTAGTGGGCGAGCATTCTCAATTCTAGGCCAGAAGCGTCACAACCAACTAGCTTATACCCTTTGGGCACTATCCAGCACTCACGGCACTCTTTACCATAAGGGCTGTATGATGCAGGGACTTGGGCAACATTAGGGCTGCTATGGGTCATACGGTTTGTTTGAGCGCCTATAGCATTAACGTAGCCGTGTACTCTGCCATCGTCTGCTACAGACTCTACCCAACTCAGAACCATTCCTACGCGCTTCTGGAGTAATAGAAACTCTTTGATCATCACTGCTTCAGGTATGTTTACATCTTCTAATACTTTCTCGTCTATCTTAGGTAAGCCTGTCTCAGTAAACTCAGTAGGCTTCCAACCAAAGTGGATCAAGTAACGTCCTATCTGTTGGCGACTACCTAAGTTAAAGATAGGGTATTCAAAGACACCATAACTGCCTTGTGAGTTATGATGAAAGCCTTGATCTCTATGCTTACCCATGATGGCTGCCTCAGTACCATCTTTCTTTAGTGGGTTCTTAGGGTAGTTCTTTTCTACCCATACTGGTAAAGGTGTAAAGCGTTTACGGACTGTAGCTTCTGCATTCATCATGCTCTCTTTGAGTTCAGCTAACAATATAAAGGCTTTCTTTTCGTCCAGTAACCAACCACTACGGGTCTGTTCAGCTATGATTTTATGTACGTCCATCTCTAGTTGGATAGACTCTACAGAAAAATCCTTAACTTCTTTTAGTAACTTACGATAGGTAAATAAGTTTACTTCAGTATCGGTAATACAATACTCTAACATCTCATCACTATAATAACTGAAGTCAGTGAACTTACCTTTTGGATAACCTAAACGCTGTCCCCATGATGCTAGAGAATGCCCACCCTGACGCGCTGGATCTGCAAGTCTAGACAAGACTAAAGTATCGGTTAGTTTGATGTTGCTGAAGTCAATACCTAATAGACGTTCCAATACAGGTATATCATAACCTAGTATGTTGTGGCCTATGATCTCAGTAACGTCTAACAGATCAGTCTTTAACTGGGCTAGATTATTGACGTACTGGGTAGACGTTTTAGTATTGATGTCTAAGGTGACTACACACCATATCTTGTCTGGATTAAAGCCATTAGCTTCGATGTCCAGAACTATAGATTTAGAAGTCATAATTACTTGTTTCCTGTATTATCGGGGCCTGACCAGCCTCTAATCGGCTAGTATCTGAGTTATAGAACAACCAACCACCTACGCCTGTATTACCTGTCCTACGACATTTAACTAGCTGGATCTTAGTACAGTTCCTAGCATACTCATCTTCAGCTAATTTGTCACGGCTTAATAGGATAGTGTTGAATGCAATCTGGTTAATAGATCCTGATCCCTTCATATCATATTCGTTTACATCGTGTGCATCCTTAGCACTAGGTTTCCTCATGTGACTAACTACAATAATACTAACTCCAGTTTCCTTAGCTAGTTTAAGGCATTTATCCATAAAGGTATCAATAATACCATTCTCATTGGAGATAACAGCAGCCTGTAGAGGATCTAGTATGAGAACATCACAGTCTAGCCCTTTGACCATGTAACGCATCTTAGAGAACAGTTCTTCAGCATCTAAAGAACCATGATGATCTAATACATGGAGTTTATCAGAAGACGTTAATTCTAAATACTGCTTATGTAAGACATCGTAATCTTTATCCTCATTAGGGGTGTTAGATAGGTTTTTGCCTACGTGTATAGACATTAACTTCTCAATAGCCTCGCCTACGTTAGCTTCTAAGAAAACACACCCTATCCTCTTGTCAGACTCGCCCCACATTCCGTATACTAGGTTATAAACTACGGTACTCTTACCGATAGACGTTAACGCACCTAATACAGTAATCTCACCAGCAGCTATGCCTCCATTCATCATTAAATTTAAAGCTCCAAAAGCTTCTGGTAACGGTATTACTTCCTCAGTACCTCGTTTAACAAATAATTCCCAACTACTAGGATCAGACAAAGAGACTACACCAGCAGGTCGATGAGGTTTAGCAGACCACCAGCACTCGGTAAACTCTTTAACCTTACCCTTCATCAACATCTCAGACGCATCCTTTAGAGGCATCTGCATCACCTTAACCTTATTAGGTGAGAATAAATCTACTACATTCTTGGCTGCATTTTTACCTGCTTCATCTTGATCCATACACAGTATGACACTATCAAACGACTCCAGAAACTCAAGTGATTCTTTGATTCCCTTCACCGCACTACCTGAGCCGTTCTTTAAGCTTACTACAGGCCATTTACCGTGAAACATAGAACTAACTGCTAGGGCATCTAACTCACCTTCAGTGACCGTTATATAGCGTCCACCAGCACGGCCCTCAAATACATTCTGACCGAACAGTCCTGCGTCCCCTAGATTACCACTGCAAAAGAATTGCTTATACTTAGTTACCCTTGTCTTCAAGGCCACAATCTTATTGTCGCTGTTGTAGTACGGGTAGTGATGTTTAGTGATATCTCCTTTAGCGTCATACTCTATCGTAACGCCAAACTTGTCTAGAATATCTTGGGATAACCTGCGGTCTGGTATAGAGCCCCTAGTGCCTTTGATTAGATCCTCCTGCTTTACCTCTTTACGCGGAGGTGTAGGAACTACTGTTGATTGATTGTGCATTGATTCCCCTGCTTTAATGAAGTGACCACAGCCTACAGAGTAGCAGGTAGCGTGACCATCTTTATACTTAACTAAATTATCTTTAGATCCACACTTAGAGCATGGGCCTCTACTGTCTACTTCTGAGTTACCTGCCGAATAGTTGATAGCCATTTATCGTGATCCTCTTTTGTTAGGTAGTGTGTCAATAAGTTAATGATTGCTGCTAGGGTAACTCTGTCGTTATCCCTTTCCCTAGTGGTCGGATACCACCCTCTATCCTCTACCGCATGGTCTAGGACGTTATAGTAATTCTTTAACTCAGATATTACCAACTCTTCAATCTCCTGATCTGTTAGGGTCATAGATCCTCCAGCCTAAGCTTTAACTTAGTTATCATATTCTCATTGTATGCTACAAACTGACCACCTCTTCTAACACCCTCTTCATAGTTTGTTATTTCCGTTTCGATCTTAGTACGGGCTTTAGACGCTGCAATCTTTTCCTTTAGTGATTTATTTTTCAGTGTCTTAATCATTAGTTCAGTCATGTTTATGAGGCTCTCATTATTTGGGTTATTTTTTCTTTTCTTTGACTATCAATTTTACCGTACAAATCATTGTATGCGATAGCTGAAACGATAGCACTCTGGCCCCTATGTAATAACTTGGCGCAGTTTAAGTAAGAAACTCCTAAGACTCGTAGTGCTACCAGTTTGTCTAATTCATAAGACGACCAGTACACTTGAGGGCCCCTACATTTTTTATTCTCTTCTTTAGGTTTGATTTCTTCAGTTCTGAAACTTGCAGGAATCTTTGGTTTGAATATTAAGCTCATAATCTAATTGCTCCAATACTTTGTTCATATAGTCTTCATATAATAGGTTGAGGTTAGCGTCCATCTCTTTAGGTTCGATAGTGCTTTTCCTGTAGGCTTTTTCATACTTAATGCGAGCATCCTCTACGGGATCATCTTTGATTGTATTCATATCATATCCTCTTTGGCACATAGGGCTGCTGCCTGTACCTCTTCAGGGCCCCATGTAGCTTCGTTGTGAGTGTATAACTCATCACACCACACTTGCTTATAATCGTTCTGAGGCAGTGTGCCACAGCCAGCTAAATAGACTACCATAAGTAATGTCAATAATCGTTTCATTTTATACCCTCCCCATGACTTCATCGTGTGCCATTTGCTGTACAAACTCTGAGTTGTCATTGGTTAACTCTTCTAACTGTTCATCTGATAATAGATTTCCGTTAGCGTCTGTTGCTTCTGAAATATAAGCATCTACAAAGTCTGGATAATCATCCATGCAAATACCGTCTATTACTACATCTCTTAAATCATATATATTCATTTTATTATCCTCTACTTAGTTACAAACAATACGATGTCTTCACCTGTCGTTAGGCTAGACACTGGGATAGCTACACCATTTTCAGGTGGTGGCTGTGAACCTACATACGTCCATGATTTACCTGCTGCCAAGTCAGCCTTAACAGCACTGACAAACTCAGGATTATCTAACGTGAACATTGCACTCATTAACATCATACCTATAAACATAACCTACTCCTTATTTCTTAATAATTTATCTACAGCTACACCACAGACTACGGCAACGACCATAGCTATACGCGCATCATTGGTAAATACAGATGTAAGTACCAGACCTATAAACGCACCAGCCCCGAACCTCGCTAGGGGCATCATACGTCAATTTCCGCTAGTTCATTTAGTTCATCTAATTCATTGCATACTGCGGTCAGAATATCATCATCATCAATATCATCAAACGACCCTATGCTCAATACTTTTTCGATGTACCATTCTACTTCAGGACACTCGGCTGGCTCTTCCATACTAGCTGGAATATAGCCACCACTTACAGAAACAACGACCCTCAGTTCCCATGACTCGACTTCTAAATCAAACGTGTATTGACTAACCATAATTACTTACTCCTTTAAATCATCTAATTGTGACAATGCTAAGTTGTAGCAGTCACTTCTAAACATAAACCCGTTTGATGGATCTACATCATCTTTAAACTTCTTAACTGCTAATGTGTAATATAACTCTTTAGGGATAACCCCTGCAAAGTATAGAACTGACAAGTCACTCTTTATACGGGTAAATGCGTAATAGTCACAATTCTGTTTTGTGTTGATTGCATTTACTGAGCATTCGTAATGGGGCTGTGGAATAGACCTACATTGTTTAGACTTAACATCCACTGTAGATCCGTCTTGCATTATGAGGTCGTAATCGTAGGTATTAGCCTGTTTCCAGCCTAAGTGGTCTGATAGTACCACCTCTCCTAGAAAACCGATTACATTGCCCTTGCCTCGCGTTATAGAGTTCTTTAAGACACCCATCTCTTCAGACATATCTTGTGCCCGTTTTATTTGTTCTTTAGTTGTTATGATTGTTTGCATTTTCACTTTCCTTTAGAGACAAAAAAAAGCAGTTTTACATCTTACTCAGGATGTTTGTCGGGTAACTCCACACGACCGTAAATCGTGTATTTACCTCACGCTAGAAGTCGGTAGTCTCTTCAGCGTTGTCAAATGCCAATGGAATATCACCTGTCCCCATCTCCAGCACTTTAATTCGATTAGCGTATGTAGCTAAACCGTGCTGAGGGTGGATATTACCATGTTTCCACTGCACTCTTACTTTAGTACCTCGCGGTAACTCTTCAGTCATAGACATAGCCTGACCGTTATCATCTAAGACATCAATACTATATCCAGACTTAAACTTTCGTTGTGCTACACCCTGATAGTCTTTAATGATAACGTCTAAAGCCGATAACTTAGCGGCCTCTTCTGCATCCATACACAATGTAACATTATATCCAACGTCCTGACCCTGATACTGGTCTTCTGTTAAGACATGACTAAATGCGATATAACCTTCTGTTACTGATAGACTCATAATTAATTACTCTTTTTTAGATTACGTTTTATAGGTCTGAAAACCTATGATTTATTATACCGTATGGGTATCTACCATACAATAGGCCCTAGCTGCTCTTCAGTGAAACTTATTTATAATTATTTAAGGATTATAATAAAGTTTAATACTGAAGAGTGCCTAAGTGCTAAGGAACTATTTTGAGTTTAGCATATATCATTCCATTAATAAATAGTCTGATTCTGTAATTTCGGTGTAAAGTTCTATTTCAATATTATCGTCTAGCATTTCATCCTCATCAATACTGTCATCATCGTCATAAAATTGTGCGTCTTGTTTTAGACATTTTCTGCACAATTCAATATCCTCATCATCTAGTAATAGCCTGTCACATGATTTGCATTTCATAGTGTATTTACCTCTAATGGTTTAGAACAATAATAAGTCGTCTAAATCTAAGCCCGACTTAATAGCAGCATCCCTAGCCTTATCTGCGGTATGGAAATTTACATACTCATACATGGATTTTGCATTTGTATTGTACCATTTATTAGACCAGTATTCCTGATCCTGATATAGCTCATGTAATGCTAATTTACTCTTTAGAGCCTCTTTAGTTTCGTATATATCACTACTCTGACCTTGTGTTTCGTCCTGTCTAGCGTACCTCAACTGGTCTAGTAAGTAATCCCTTTCCTGCTCATCTATTACTATTTTACCTTGCTCTGAAACTAATATAACATCGCCCGTTTCACGATCAATTTTAAATTTTAACATTTTATTCTATCCTCTCAGTTGGTATACGTTCTATCTGGTCTACTAATTTTGCAGCAAGGTCAATAGCTTTGGTTATTTGTAGTAACTCATCTGCAATGGCCTTGTCTTCAGGTGATGCTTTTAACTTACGTTCAGTGCGCCAATAACTGACCCTTAATAGGTCTAGAGCCTGATATGAATATTCTTTAATTACCTCTTTTTTTATGACCATTTTAATACCCCATTCCTTGTCTTAATTTCATACGTTTCTTATACCCTATGCTCTGATAGCGGCACAAGGCGATATAGTCGGTGCTGGAGTAGACTTTGGAGTCTAGTAGACCTGCTATATACCAGTAAAACGAATCCTCATTAGAGGGCTTTATTAAGCGTCTAAACGCACTGTCTTTTAATATGGTTTTTTTCATATCGACCACCCCATTAATACGCCTGTAATTAAGGCGAACCAAAGTACGCCACCAGTAAGAAACAATAATACCTCTTCAGGATCTATTGTCTTAATCCATTGTTTAATTTTAAGCATTTTTTACCACCACTTCTAAGCTTGTGAATTTATAGACTTTAGGGCCACTAGAAAATCTAACTAGCACTTGCCCCGTGTCTCTGTTTATCGACCCTATTATACCATAGGGATTACTACCGTATTCTAATTTGACTACATCACCTGCGCTATAGTCGTTTAAATTGTGATTTTTCATTGTGAATTCACCTTTTCTTTAAATTGATATTGTGCCATTTCTTTTTCTAGTTCAGGCATGGGCCCCTCTATATAAATTAAGTTGGACGTTAAGGGGTCTAGCTTATAATACTGACTAGGCCCTCGACCTCCATTAAGGCCGATGTAGACTTCGTTTTTAGAGGTAATGGATAGGGTAGCGGCTAACTCGTTAAACGCTTCTAAGGTCATTATAGAGGGCATTATGATGGTATCCTATAATTGATATACGTTTCAGTATGTTTAGGCGTTAAATTACGGTATTTGACAATTTGCCTTAATGACCGTTCACCCCTCTCTAAACGCAAAGGGTCATTGCTTTTTTCATAGTGCCAGTCATGTTTTGTTAGCAATTCTTTATAGTCTGATATTGTCATTTTTTATACCTCTTTTTTTGTTAGATTGTGAGTATGTAATGTTTTAGCGTATATGCCGACTAAAATGGGCCCCTCATCATATAGGTAAAAATTGTGATTAATAATAGCCTGTTTAACATTCTGTTTAATAGGGGCATATTCAGGCCCGACAATATCATACATCAAACGATATGCGGCTTTTATACTGCTAGCCACTTCAGTTTTTCCGTCACTAGACGATATTAAAAATACAGTTTTCATTTTTTATTTTATCCTTTGTTAGCTAGTGTTAAATCGCATACAAAATGCTGTAATAACATACGATCATCAAACGAGCGTATACCCGTTATATAGTCTCTTAATGCTTTAGTTACTTTAGGGCCCGTGCTGTACTCTAGAGCCCGTAATAAAACGGACTCCAGATAATAATGCCCCTGTAAAATATCCTGTAGAGCTTTTAAATCGTGATTGCTCATTTTATTTTATCCTCTTTTTAGCTTAGGAGCCTGTTTAACGATCCAAACACAAACCGAAAAACAGATAATTGGTGCGCTCAAAATAAGCGCAGTAAATGCTAGTGTTTCTATCATCTTATTTGATCCTTTTAATTAGTTTATT